AGGGTCTTGTGTGTACGCAGTGTACAGGGCCTGCTCGTAATTTGCACCTGTAGTCGCCTGTATTTGAGGTACTTTGTCAAGCAGTAATGTTCTTATTTCGTTCTGAAAGCCACCAAGGTCTTCTTGAGCAGTCGCTGTAAATCTGTTTAATTTACCTGTAAAGTCGCCTTGGTCTTGTGAAAGTTCAGGAGTGTAGTCTGTGGTAGACGCTGCGTAATCTTCTGCACTTACAACGTTTGACAGTGCAGTTGCGGGTATATTCATCCCTGCACCAGCAGCAGCAGATACACCGCCCATACCTGCGGCTTCAGAGCCAAAGGTATCAGCAAAGGGGTCTAACCCTGAAGTTTTTTCTGACTCTTTAAGACCTAAGTCATAGTAAGCACTTACTTCGTCTGGGTCATCTGTGGTTGCTCCAGAAGCTAGTACGTCTTTGTATGCGTCAGTGATAGAGCCTAGCTGTCCTCCTGTGTACAGAGGATTAGAAGCCAGTGGAGATGTGTCTCCTGCTTGTTCTTTTTCTTCTTGTTCTTCCTGAGTATCTTTTGAGGTAGGGCCACCATAGCTCGCAGGAATTACCTCTTGAGTAGGTGCTACGAGAAAAGGATTTGGTGTGGGTGCTATTGAAGGCCCACTATATATCTTAGGGACTTCTACTTTAGAAGGTTCTGCACTTGCAGGCTCTGGTGTAGGGGTTTCCTGTTGTTCAGGAAGCATAACACCGCCCATGAAGCCGGGAGGTAAGTCAAACTCTGACTCAAAGGGGTTACCAAAGAAGAATTGTTCTACTCTCATTTGCCACCCCAGCTAGACAAGGTTTTGATACCAAAGCTGGCAGCTATAGCGCCACCAAGGAATGCTTTGTAGTAGTCCGGCATTGTAGACAAGACAGTGAACCCCTGCTCAACGTATGGAACCATTGACGGTATAAAGGCACCTATCAACGGTAAACTTAGGATAATAGCAAACCACTCGTCCTTCCAAGAGGACTGAGATGCTGCGGCTTGTTGAGTTTCCCAATCAGCGTCCGCATCAATACGGCGCATCTTGGATTCATGGACAGCTTGCTTTTCAGCAGCTTTGTTTTTAAGGAAAGTACCTGCTAAACCAGCTATAGGCCCAATCAAAGATTGCCACATATACTCACCTTAAAAAGAAAGCTAGGGGCCACCGAAGCAGCCCCATGCTCAATTGCTATTAGCTAGCAGGAACGACCAGAGTCAGGCCAGACGCAGGACGAAGTACAGCTACTCCGTACAGTGTGTCTGAAGTGAACAAGTTAGAGAGGAACTCTTGCTTGTACTGAGTCTGTGAACGTACACCCATTTGCTCTGCCATGACGATAGCGTCAGTGTGGAGCAACAGTGCGCCCAAAGAGTCTACTGAGCTAGCTGAGTTATCACCAGCAGCTTCAACAGTAGGACAGTTAGTGCTAACGTAAACGTCGATACCGTACAATTGACCAATCTGGCCGTTTGTAACCTGACCGTTGTTTACGAAGTCAGAGCTAACATAGCGGTCAATACCCATGATAGTGTTGCGGACAACAGGTGGGATAATGAAGCTACGTCCGTCCATAGGAACGTCGGCATCGTCTAGCTTTTGAATGATGCCACGGAAGCCTGCGTCAGTAAATACGTCAGCAGAAACAACAGTGTCAGCAGTGTAAGTAGATAGGCCGTTAGAAGCGTCTACGAAGAAAGTACCACCGTTGTTCAGGTAGGTGGAAGATGTAGAACCCGCGCTACCCAAGCCTGTAGCCAGAGAGTGCAGGTCGGTGTCAACTTGCTTAGCCAGCGCATAGCCAGCATCTTCAGTATAGAACTGACGCAAAGAAGACAGGGCTTGTACATCCGTAATATCCTCAATCAAGCGTGAGTATTCAAAGTGCTTGTTGATGGATACTTGCACTTCGCTTTCAGTAGCGTTCTGCACAGTTACAGCAGTGTTCTCTGCTTTAGCGTGTGCATCGCCACGTACAGGCTTAGGTACATGGATAGTATCACCTTTCTTGCCAGCCATTGACATCTTCTTTACAAGATTGGCTAAAACAAGGTTCTTTTGGTATGAAGCGATGATCTCATCACTCCAAATTTCTGGGATAAAGGTTGCTGCGCTAGTATTGTCAACAAACCCCCCAGTTGCGGGATATGTAGAATCAGTCATTTAATATCTCCTAAGATATATCATTTGACCCTCTTTTCAGCATACGCTCTCATTATTTCGTCTTGTAGAGCAGCATACCTATGAGGGTCTTCTTTCATAAGTTTAATAATGTCTGCGCGTCTATAGATCTTCTTGGGGCTTGACTCAGAGCTACCACTGGCATTGCCTGTACTAGCTGTTCGTACTGCTTGCTTGCGACTCTGCTTCTCAGCAGTTGCAGCCTGACCAATCATCTGTTGACGCTCTTTCCAAAGATTGAAAAGCTCATCAGCAGCTTCGTAGTCGTACTCCTTATCTGCCGCTACAAACAGCTTCGTCCTAACTTTAGATCCCTGAATCCACTCTGCAAACTTTGTATCCTGTAGGATACTCTCCATGTCAGGGTGGTTAGTCTTCAGTGCAGAGAGTGCAGTTTGCATTCTGTACTGTTGACTAACTGATTCAGCTTCCTTAATCTTAGGATGATTCTGGATAGCCTGTGCTACTGCCTTCTCAGGGTCAGTAAAGAAGTCTACTTCTTCGACTTTTTCTTCTTGTTGTTGCGGTGCCGGGGTGAGTTGTGCTTGGATGTAATTATCAACAACCTTACGCAGTTCGCCTACCTCAGAACTTTGTCGCCCCAATAGCTTCTCAGCTTCTTGGTGCATTTGTACAAGTTCCTGTGCAGACTTGTTTTGGTATTTGTCAGGAATGTCAGGTTCGCTAGGAGTTACCTGTTCTTCCACTTCTGGTTGTTCTTGTTGTTCAGCAAATACGTCTTCCGTAGACGCCTGCTCATCCTCACGCTCAATTATTTTAGCCATTATTAAACTCCGTACCTTAGTATTATGGAGAGATTAAAAAAAGGGTTCTAGCTACGAACTTTGCTTTTTCTCGTATTGGATGTGACTCTGCCTAGCCTTAGCCCAGTTCCTAGTGGCGCTGGGGAAGTCCCCACTGATGGGGTCTAGTTTAGACCTAATAGGAGAGATAATCCTCTTAGCACTGTAACCGCACTTTTCGCACCTAACTGTGCGTTTATCTTCAGGTACTAGCGCCTCAAATATATGCCCGTCAAGACACTTGAAGTCGTACAATTTGAACATTAAGCTTCTAGCTCTAGTTCTTCTTGTGGTTCTTCTTTAGCTTCTTTCTCAGCATTGTTAATTTGAGTTTCTAGGTTAAACAGAGTAGCAAGTATTGCAAGTTGTCCTTTACGGAAGTGCAAGTTCTCATTATCTGTTGTTTGTTCAACTGAGTTTATCTGCGCTACATTTTGGTTCAAATCAGTAAGAAGTTGTTTCCAACCTTCTGAACGAAACATCTCAAAGTAGTTAGCAAAGTAAACTTCAAGTTCTTTAGTCATCTTATGTATTCCCTTAATAAGTTAAGATACAAGATAGATTATACCATACTTTTGTCAAAAAGTCAAGTATTATTTTTACTTTTTAACAGGTTTGCGTGCAGATCGCCGTTGCATTGTTTTTTTCTTCTTAGGTGGGCGTCCTACTTTGCTTCCGTAAGTTCCTTTACCGTAAGGCATATCAGTCTTCCTCTCTTTTTGGTGGGTCTCTAAGTAACAGTTTAGTACCTACTTGAGATACAGGCACTACTCTGGGTTTGCAGTACGCATCAAAGTGTCTGGTCTTAGGCATGATAATTGCGTGTTGACCTACATCTTGATGCACTAAGGCTGTCTTGTATTCAAGGCAAGAAGTCAACTCACGGAATGCTAGCTCAAGCGTCGGTTCATTCTTCTCAAGAATAACCAGCATAAAGATTAGCATGGTCTCCATTAGATTCTTCTCTTTTTCTTGACAGCCTGTTTCTTAATAGCTGTGGGCTTTTTCAAGTCCCAAGTTAAAATTACTAACCTGATGTCCCATGCTGTGCCAAGGATTCTTGGGCCTTGGTTGCGCACATACACTTCCGCACCGTATCCGCACTGTCCTTTGTTGAACAGCAGCCAGTTCTTTGCGACTCTGTGCCGTTTGGCTGGTGGCTGGACGTAACGCAACATCCTGTACTCACGCATGTCGCAGAACAAGTTTGGGTTTTCTGGGTCATAGTCTACTTGGCTAGGAGAGCTTGAACCAGTGCGGCGATTTGTTCGTTCGGTTTCTCCTGAATTTTTTCCTGTCGCTCTAAGCTGGACACGATGGCCTCCACTTTGGCGCTCGTCACTGCTTGTGCTTGACCATTCGCTTGAGCCTTTTTTGCAGTTTCCTCCGCTATCTGAGCTATACGCTCACGGTCTTCTGCGGCATGTGCAGTATTAGCCTGTAGTACACCCCAAGCTACAGCTAGGCTGACAGCGGCTGCTGCGATAGGTAGCGCCCACTGTGGCACCTTGATTGCGTTATCGGTCATTGTTTTTCCTTGTTATACTGCCCGTAACTTACCGGACTTTCTGTTTACTATCTTTGTGCTAGTTTCTATGACAAAAGCAGAATGCTGTTTAATCATCTCCAAAATCTCTAGCTGTACATCAGGGTCTTGTGCTTCAATGAGGGAACCTCCTAAGTAGG